ATGAACTACGACAAAAACGAATGTAAGCAAACCAAACACACTAATCACATGAACATCATAAGCGAACAAACCAACACAGAACGCAAACTAGTGCCAAAAGGCACCCACCTTGGCCGCTGCATCAGCATCGTGGACCTTGGCACTGGGCCTGAGACGTATAAGGGCGAAACCAACATCAGGCGCACCATCAATATCACTTGGGAATTGCCGAAGCAGACCATTGAAATTGATGGCGAATTAAAACCAATGCGCTTGAGCAAAAAGTTTACCGCATCGCTCGACCCTAAAGCCGTCTTGCGGAAATTCCTTGATTCTTGGATTGCCCCAACCGCCGAGCAATTGAAAAGCTTCAACCCTGAGACGCTGCTAGGCAAAGAATGCCTAGTGACCGTTGGCCATTACACCAACGGACGAGGTGAGCAAGCTGCCGGCGTCAATGGCGTCTCATCGTTACCGGAAGGCATGGAAGTGCCAGCAACTGGCACCGAATTAATGGCTTTTGACCCAAGCAAGCCTGGCATCAATTGGGACAAGCTTCTTGATTGGCAAAAGGAGCGCGTGCAGCAAAGTCAAGAATACAAGGCAGGAGCCAAATCAACAAACACCATTGATGAAACCACTGAAGCCCCATTCTGAGGTTGTCTTTTCAAGCACGCTTGACGGTGTGTTCCAGGGCATGGCAGAGCGCGAATACCGCGCCGAGCCTGCCCTGGCCACCAGTGATTTGAAATTGATGGAAAACCCCAAGGCTTTTTGGCAGCGCATGACAAAGCAGACCGCTTTTCAGCGCACGCCATCCATGGCACTGGGGACGATGTTTCACACTTATGTCCTTGAACCGGACATTTTCACCAAGACCGTCACCGTTTGCCCTGATGAGTTTGCCGACCGGAGGAAAAAGGCAGGCCGCGAATGGTGGGAGGCGAATGGCGAAAACGCCATCAAGGAGGACGACCTAAAACAATTGCAACGCATGGCCAAAGCGATGCGTGAACTGCCAGAAGGCAACAAGGTGCTTGATTGCCAAGCCGAGGTTTCAGTCTTTAGTCAGGCTGCTTGGCCAATGCCTAGCAAGTGCCGAATTGATGCGTATGACCCCACAACGGCGACCGTTTACGATATCAAAACAACGGCTCCAGGTGGCGCCCATCCAATGGCGTTCAGACGCCAAAGCAAAGCGCTCAAGTATTACATGCAGCAATTCAATTACTGCCACATTGCAGCCAGGGCAGGCCTGCCAATTAAGCGCTGGGTTTGGCTAGTGGTTGAGACTGGCGGCGATTACTTGGCCGGCCAATATGAGTTTGCCCCAGAAGATATGGTGCAGGCTGGCAAGGAAACCATGGCTAATATTGAGCGCCTGGTTGACTGCCTAGAGTTTGGTCATTGGCCTGATTACACGCCGCAAAAGAGCCAAATCATACAATTGTTTTATTGAAAGTATTTCCACGCGAACATTGGCACAAGTTGAGCCCAATTGGGCAAAAGGCTGCCGCCATGTTCATGGCCAAATCAATCAAAGTTTATGAGCCAGGCGAAGAGCTGGACAGCGTCCCTGGCTGCCATGTTGACCCATGCGACATACCAAAACCAATCAAATCAAAAAAGAAGCGACAGCAAAACGCATCCTCAAAGCCACAGCCAATTTTTACGCTTTTCCACAAAGAGCGCTAACCAGCCAAGCCCGCACCCATTCGCTTGCTTGGGCTAGGCATGTGGCGATGTATCTCACTTGGAGGCTTTACGATATGAGCAACTGCGATATCGCGGCACTTTATAACCGGCGCAACCATGGCTCTGTGTATCACGCCATTAAGACGGTTAAAGCCAAGCTGGACAAAAGCCAACGAGTCAGGGACGAAATTGCAGCCATCACCCTAGCCATTGCATGAGAAATCCAATCAAAATCTATGACCGCATAAAGCGTGAGGCGCCCAAGGTGCCACCTTACACTTGCCCAATTATTGACGAAGGCCAGGCGCAGCTCGAAGAACTGCGGCAACTCAATGAGGCGCTGCGAGATTCGGCCATTTACTGGAAGGAAGCCGCCCAGGACTTGTCGGTTGAATTAGGCGCGGCTTACCGCATCATTGACGACCTAGAAAGCGACGAATGATAGCGCACGCCTACCAATTCACGCCCAACGAGGATTTGACCGAGCCTTATGTGGCGCTTGCGTGCGCCATCATGGAGCAGGCTGTTCTTGATATTCACATATTGCGCAGAAACGGCATTTTGGTGGACGGCGAGGTGGTCAAAAAGTGGCCACACAAGCTAGTCAAAAGCCGCTGCAAAAAGCTGCAAGCTTACAAGTATGGCAACCACTACAACCACCCAAGAGCGGTTGAAGAGCTGATAGAGTTCATCCGCGGTCCATACCTGGAGCAGTTGATTGAATGGGCTGGCATTAAGAACTTGTGCAAGGATGACTTTATAGCACACCTAGAGGGCCGCACCAAAACGATGGACGGCAACACTTGGAAAAACCAGAGGGCCAGCATGTGAACAGGCCAGCAATCCAACGCGGTTTTGTGCCTCAATGGGTATTTGAGCGCGGATTTTCCATCACTCAGCGCGAGGTGCTGCTTTACGTCATGATGCGCGGTGATTGCTACGAAAACAAGCGGCGCATGGCTTACAATCTGCGCATTGGAATCAACACGCTGCGCAAAACCTTGGACGAGCTAGTAGCATTGCAATGGTTGGTCAAAACATCTAAACTCGCTCCAGGCAGCAAAACGAGGTCCAACTGTTACCACCTGGCGCCTGTTGAGGGTATAAGGGCTGACGAAAAAAGGCGACTTACGGTAGGGCAAAGGCTTCAGCCAGAGCCCCAAACTAATGCCTCTATATCTATATATAGCCATATAGGGACGCCCAAGAAATCTACCAATCGACCAAAATCGGCAAATCAACAATCGCCTTCAATGGATGAGTCTGAAGAGAATGAGCGCCAAGGGCGCGAGCGGGCGGGCCTGGATGAAAACCAGAATGCCCCTAGAACGCACGAGGATGCCCTACAAGGCGCTTTTACCCCATCGCTGGTAGAGCGAGAGGGAGCGCACCCAAAAGGCCGCCCAGCGTCCGAAAATCCGCATCCTAGAGGCACAGGCGATTGGTTGGCATGGATGCTGGAGAATGGTCACGCAACTTTTGGCCTGCTGGAAGGCTTTAGCCACATGCAGGTCAAGCACGAGACAAAACCTAAACCAAAGGAAAAATGGGGATGAAAGACAAAATGATGCTGCCGGTGGACGTGCCGGCCAACCACGAGGCCGAGCAAGGCGCCATTGGGTGCGTTGCACTGGGGGCCTACCAAGACGCCATCGAGGCGGGTGTTGACGCCAATTGTTGGCACAATGAACATGCCCGCGCCATTTGGCAGGCATGTGGCCGCCTAGATGAGCAGGGGCAAGAAATCAATGCGGTCAACCTTGGCAACCAGTGCGATGGGGTTGGTATGTATTTATTTGACGCACTAGAGAAGGCGCCCACTGAATCAAATTTGCGCTATTGGTTGCCAGACCTGCTTGATACGGCCAAAAGGCGCGGTGTGTTTTTGCGTTACTATGAGACAATGCGCAGGATTGCCGATGATGATGTAACTACAGCGAGCCTGATTGAATCAATGGAGCAGGACTTTTTCGCCGCTACCACTAGCCACGCGAGCAAAAAGAATCAAAAGGAGGCATGGCGCTCCCTTATTGAATTGCTGGAGGAGGCGCACCCAAATGGCATTAAAACCGTGGGTCTGCACACTGGCATGGGGCCGATTGATGACATCATTAGAGGTTTTAAGCCTGGCTCGATGAACGTGGTGGCCGGCCGCCCTGGTGGTGGCAAAACCGCCTGGGCGCTACAGGTAGCGCTCAACACTGCCATTGCTGGCCAGCATGTCGTGCTTTGGTCATACGAAATGCCACACGCTCAACTTGGCACTCGCCTCATTGCCAATCACAGCGGCGAAGATATGGGCCATTATCTCGAAACCGGCACAGGCAACCTGCAATCCATCATCAAAGCCGCCCAGGCTTGCGCATCCGCGCCCATTCACATCGAGGACAGAGTTGACCTAAACATTGCCCAATTGCGCAGCCAGGCGCGCAGATTTGCTAAGGAAATGGACACTAAGCTTTTCGTTGTGGACTACCTGCAATTAGTGCCGCCAGCCTATCGCAGCAAGGACAGAGTGAGAGAGGTTGGCGAGATAAGCCAGCACTTGAAAAAGGCAGCCCTTGAGACTGGCGTGCCTTTCCTTGTGCTTGCTCAGATGAATCGAAGCATCGAGGAGCGCAACGGGGAGCCGAGGCTATCCGATTTGCGCGAATCTGGCAGCATTGAGCAAGACAGCGACACGGTTTCATTTCTTCATATGGACGAAAATGAGCCTGAGTTTTTGCAATTCTTGGTCAAGAAAAACCGCCATGGCCGCACTGGCAAAGTGGGCCTCAATTGGACCAAATACAATGGCCGCTTCCGCGCCGTGCATGAATACACAAAGACCGAGGAGGCACCAATATGATTTTAGGAATTGCTGGCAAAATGCGGTCTGGCAAGTCAACATTTGCCGATTTCATGGGCGAATTGCTGCCATCAGACCGCGCCTCGTTTGCTTCACCCATCAAACGCATTGCCACCGAAATCACTGGCAAGGAAATCAAGGATGAAAACAAGGAGGTAATTCGTCCTTTACTTCAAGCCATTGGCGAGACTTGCAAGGCACTGCATGGCCAAGACTATTGGTTGCGCATTCTGGCAACCGTATGGCGCGAACAAATCGACAGCCATGACCGTTGGGTAATCGTGGACGATGTGCGAACGCTAGTGGAGGCGCAATGGATAATCGACCAAGGTGGCCATGTGGTGCGCGTGGTGCGACCTGAGACCGATTGCCTGGCAAGCGACCATGTAAGCGAGCGCAGCGTTGACGGCATCACGCCCGACACGGTGATAGTGAACACCCAAGGCCTATGGGAGCTAAAGCGAGAAGCCGAAAACCTATCAACAAAACTACAATATGATGGACACTCAATCATTCTTGGACCGGTGTTATGACGCCGGTATTCGCGACCCTGCCGCATGGCTACAATCACGCGGCATGGGCGCGTTTGGATGGCTTAAAGGCGCCTTTCCTCGCGGCATATTGCCGACTGACTGCGATGGCGAGGTTGAAGTCAGAGGCCAATTCCTACGCCTAGAGTTTAAACACACGCACAAGGTGCGCTTGGGTGGTATTCCTAAAGGCCAGCTTTACCTTTTCAATGCGCTATTAAAGACCAAAGTCTTCACCATCTTTATCGCTGGCCATGATGAGCGCGGGCAGGTTGAGTGCTGCCGCGTGATGCGCCTGGTTGGTAATGAGATTGTCAGCGAATTGCGCGACCCCATGACCACCGACGAGTTTCACCGCATGTGCGGCAGATGGGCCGAAAGTGTTGATTCATCATTCACCTATCAATGAAGCCATATTACCAAGACCAGAGCGTGACAATTTATCACGGCGACTGTCGGCAAATTGTGCCGCAATTGGGGAACTTTGATTTGCTGCTCACCGACCCGCCTTATGGGATGAGGTTTCAAAGCAACTACCGCCAAATAAAACACAAGGCAATTGAAGGTGACGACCAGATGGATGTTGAGCTTATTGAAAGCTTAATAAAAAAGGCAAAATGTGCTGCCTATGTGTTTTGCAGATGGGACAACTTGCTATCAATGCCAAAGCCAAAAAGCGTCATAGTTTGGGTGAAGAACAACACATCAATGGGCGACTTAAACCACGAGCACGCTAGGCAGTGGGAAGCTTGTTGTTTTTATCCAATGGAAAACCATAAATTCAACCGAAGACCTTCAGACGTTATTTATGCAAAGCGAACCGATAACGCCTGGCACCCAACCCAGAAACCGGTTGACGTAATGATTCAACTTATTGACGCCAATCAATGCCAAACTATTCTTGACCCATTTGCCGGCAGTGGGACCACTGGGCGCGCTGCAAAAGACTTAGGCAAACAAGCAGTGCTTATCGAAATGGACGAGCAATATTGCGAGATTGCCGCTCAACGAATGGCGCAAGAGGTTCTGCTGTGATAACTGAGCCGCATACATTCGACCCAGAGCCAGAGCAGGAGCCTGATTGTGCCACTGCCTGCGCTGATGCCTTGCTAACAATGGTTGAATACCTTGGCAAAGCATCAAGGCATCCCACAAGCGCAATGGTGCGGATTGCGACCATGCAGGTCGTGGTTGGGCGAATGAATGCGACTGATGCGGCGGCATCCTACAAAATAGCCAGAAGCAACATATACAGGCACGCCAAGGCAATGGCCGAAGCGCTGGGGCTTGAATATATCAAGGGCGACATCAAGGCGACCACCCCCCCCCACTAAGGAATCTCTTAGAGCTCAATAAAAGGCAGGTTTCCGCGCACGAG